GGCTTAAGAGTCGTATCATCAAACATTATGTTCCCATCATCAATGGACTCGTCAACAAGTTCCTCGGAAAACTTAATCTCTATGTTGACTTCAACATCGATGAGGAGTTCAAGGAAACAATCAAGTCACGATACAGAGATGCATTCTCATATTCCTCTTTCTCTGAGGGAGAGAAACAGCGTATCGATCTGGCCATTCTCCTGACTTGGAGAGAGATTGCAAAGATGAAGAACAGTCTGAATTGCAATTTGCTGATCTTTGATGAAATTCTTGACTCCTCCTTGGATTCGACTGGAACAGAGTCTTTCTTAAAATTGTTGAACAAGATGAAAAGCAAATGTTCGATCTTCATCATCAGCCACAAGGCAGATGCGCTGACTGACAAGTTCGACCAACAGATGCAATTTGAGAAGAAGAACAACTTCTCAAGAATCAAGGCTCAAGTATAAATATTATTGAATGTTCAAAGGAAACTTTCAATTAAAGAACGCTTCCGGGAAACCCATTACCTATTCCAATGGGGATGTAGTGATATATCAAGGAAAGATGTATCAGTGCACAACCGAAACACAAAAGACCCCCTTTCAAGCACCCCTTAATTGGAAATTTACTGGTTCTACAGAAATAGTTCAATCCAGCGATCCACCATTGAATCCAAAAGTTGGTCAAATGTGGGGATCGACAAATGGAAAATTTTATATTTGGTTTGAGGATCCAGATGGTTCTCAATGGATTGAAACTTGATTTGCAAAAAGTAGGAGTTATAATATAGCCATGAATGAAGAGAGTTTTGAGAAATTCACTAATCGCCGCAAGAATAAGAAAAACGGATTGAGCCGCAAGCAAGAGAAAAGGCAGAAGCGGGGCAATCGCCATGAAAGCAAGCAGCAGGTGAATGATATGATGTATCGTCGTGACGAAGAATAATCTACAAAAGGATCTATATGAGTACTGTGACAAAAATGCGTTTGAGCAAAGAAACATTTAACATTCTAAAAAACTTTTCCTCCATCAATTCAAATATTCTCATCAAACCTGGGAATGTACTGAAGACTCGTTCGGCAGGAAGCAACATCTATGTCAAAGCCACTGTTCAGGAGGACTTTGACACCGAAATTTCCATCTGGGATCTCAACAAGTTCCTAGGTGTGGTCAGCATGTTCAACAATCCCGATCTTGAGTTCCATGACACGCATGTTGACATCTCCAACGGGCGTTCAAGCGTAAAGTATTATTACGCAGAGAAATCTCTGTTGACCGTTCCTACCAAGGACATCAACATGCCTGAAGTTCTCTTCTCATTCAATCTTGATGAGCAGGATCTTAGTGAAGTGATGAAGGCTGCTAGCATCCTTCAGGTCAGTGATCTGAAGATCATTGCTGGTGACGGTCAGATTCGCCTTACTGTCGATGATTCCTCCAACAGCACATCCGATAGTTTTGAAATTGTGGTTGAGGAAAACTATAGTGGTCCTGATTATGAAGGAAACATCTCAATCAACGAGATTAAGTTCCTTCCAGGTTCCTATAAAGTAGAAGTCACGGATACCGTGGTTTCTAGGTTCACACACAGTTCCCAAGACATTACTTATTACATCGCAATCAACAAGGGATAAAAGTGACTGATATACGTGATATGTTGTGGGTGGAATCATACCGCCCACAAACGCTGTCTGATTGCATTCTTCCAATAGATCTAAAAAAGATCTTTGAGGGAATGGTAAAAGAGGGATCTGTTCCCAACATGCTTCTTTATGGAAAGGCAGGCACGGGCAAGACTACGGTTGCCCGTGCCTTGGCAAAGGATGTTGGTTCAGAATACATTCTCATCAACTGCTCGGAAGAAAATGGAATTGATACGCTGAGAACCAAGATTCGTCAATACGCATCAACAGTATCGCTGAATGGAAATCACAAGATAGTAGTGCTTGATGAGTTTGACTATGCAAATCCTCAGTCAATTCAGCCAGCATTGCGTGGAGCCATAGAGGAATTCCACAAGAACTGCCGATTCATACTGACTTGCAATTACAAGAATCGCGTCATTGAACCTTTGCATTCCAGATGTACTGGGATTGATTTCACGATTCCCAATGCAGAAAAAGCACAAATTGCATCTGCAATGCTTGGTCGTGTGGAACATATTCTGACAACGGAAAAGGTTCCATATGAAAAAGCGGTCTTGGTCAATCTTGTCAAGAAGCATTTTCCTGACATGCGAAGAATCATCAATGAACTCCAGAAGTATTCAAGTTCTGGAAAGATTGATGTTGGCATTCTTGCTCAAGGCAGCAGTGAATCGTACAAGGAACTCATTGGATTCATGAAGAACAAGGACTTTACTTCATGCAGAAAGTGGGTTGTACAGAATCTGGATCTGAATACGACAGAGTTTTTCAAGCGACTTTATACGGAACTATATACAGTCTTGAAACCAAATTCAGTTCCACAAGCAATTTTAATTGTTGCTGAGTATCAATACAAAGCAGCTTTTGCATCAGACCAAGAAATCAATACAATGGCATTGATCGTACAGATCATGATGGATTGTGAGTTTAACTGATGGAATTAAAAGACTTTTTGAACAGCATAAATCACGACAAGAAAGCGCTGCTGGACAAGGACGAAAAGGATGTTCGTCTTTATCCAGCCTTTGTCGTCAATAAATGCTTGTCATACTTTCCAGATACATTGTTTCATGCAAACGAGATGAATTGTCACCCGTGGCTTGATTCCAAATCCCAGTTTGATTTTTACAGACTATCCGTAAGAAAAAAGAAGCGTTTCTCTCATTGGATACGCAAGGATACCGAAGAAAATATTACGGTAATTAAAGAGGTTTTTGGATACAACGACATGAAAGCCAGAGAAGTACTAAATATCCTTAGTACAACAGATATAGACAATTTAAAAGCATATCTAAACAAAGGTGGAACTGGTAAGTAGGAGTGAAAGCAGTTATGTCAGATGTATCCGATAAAATATTCAATAATGTAGGCGTTCATGTAACTTTATTCGACCCAGAAGATTTCATGGTTGTTCGTGAAACTTTGTCACGGATCGGCGTGTCACCAAAAGGCAAGAAAGTATTGTACCAATCTTGCCACCTGATTCACAAGAATGAATGTTACATTGTTGCCCATTTCAAAGAACTTTTTGCTTTGGATGGACTTCCATCAAATGTCTCGGAAGAAGACATCAAGAGAAGAAATGCAATCATAAAATTGCTGGAAGAATGGGAACTTCTGGAAATTGTTGACAAAGAAAAAGTAAAAGACCGAATGCCCCTATCTGGTTTAAAGATAATTAAATATACAGAGAAAGAACAATGGGAATTGATTCCCAAGTTCAATCCTGGATCTCTTCGTAAGTTTTTCAATACATAAGGATGAATATGCACAAGTTGACTTTGAGTATGATCGTAAAGAACGAAGCCCCAAACATTGAGCGTTGCTTGGCTTCATGCGCACCTTTCATTGATTACTATGTAATCTGTGATACCGGATCAACGGACAATACCAAGGAGATCATCAAGAAGTTCTTTGATGAAAAGGGTATTCCCGGTGAGATCCACGACCACGAATGGTCTGATTTTGGAACCAATCGCTCAAAGGCTCTTGAACTTTGCATGGGCAAGACTAAATGGGCTCTGATGATCGATGCTGATGACTTTATCACGGGAACTCTTCCTGTCGATAAGTTTGATGACAATCTTGACGGTTATGTAGTCCAGATCAAGCGTGGAGAGTTCAAGTGGCTCCGTGCCCAGATATTCAACTTGGGCAAGAAGAAGTGGTGGTACGAAGAGCCTCTGCATGAGTATGCCATCTGCGAGCAGCCAATGAATGTTGGCAAACTTGAAGGTGACTATGCATGGGAAGTTCGAACAGAAGGTTGTCGTTCACGGTCTGTGTCGAATGATATTGAGAAGTATACCAAGGATTATTACATTCTCAAAGGATATTTGGAGAAGGATCCAAATCAGCCTCGCAAGCAATTCTATGCAGCACAGTCTGCCTTTGATGCAAGAATGTTTGAGATTGCGGAAAAGGAATATCTCAAGAGAATCGAACAGGGTGGTTGGCACGAAGAAGTATTCTTCTCTTGGATGCGTGTAGGAATGTGCCGGGAGTTCCAAGGAAAGCCAGTCGAACAGATTGCCGATGCATTCATGATGGCGTTTGAATCTGCACCAAACCGTGTAGAGCCACTATACCATCTATCCTGCATCTACAGAAAGTACAATCGTCCAAGGAATGCTTTCTTGATCGCACACCTAGGCGCTCATATTCCAGTTCCACAGAATGACATTCTATTCGTTGACAATGCCAATTATCTGTGGGGCATCTTTGACGAGATCGGAACCACGGCTTTCTATGCAGGAATGCCCCAGTTGGGAATGCAATGCTGCCAAAAGCTCCTAAACGAGCCTTATCTACCAGCGGAGCATCGTGAAAGAGTTCAAAACAACATGAACATCTACAGTAAGGCATTTCAGCAGTTCCAAATGAACTTGGAACAGCAGCAAAAGCAGTGGGCTGAAAAAATTGCCAAGGAAACCAATAAGACTACTTTGAAGGTGAGCCCAGAAGCAGAGACCGTTAAATTATAAGTTTTTGCCAGTATAAATAATTTTGTAATGGCAGATTCTTATGATTCTAGCGTAATAAGAGGGGACACCCTTCGATGGACGATGTTCGTCCGGGATTCATCCGGCGGATCTTATGATTTCAATGGATCTACTTTGCGAATGCAAGTTCGCAATGGCTATGCTCCAGCAAAATTGTTTGCTTCCTATACAACTGGAGTGACCACCGGAAGTGTCTTGACAATTCCAAATGGAATTTGTGGTGGTATTTCTGCAAATGCAGTTGGAAATGTTGTTGTTTGTGTTGGATCTTCGCATACAGAAAATTTTCCACCATATACAAAAGTTTTTTATGACATTCAAGAACAAAAAAGCAATGGAGACATTGAAACCCTTATTAGCGGAAATATAAATGTTCTTCCAGATGTAACAAAGGTATAATATGAGCAATCCACAGATCACAGTAACAACAAATCCACCCAATATAGTACAGGTTATTGATGGATCAATTTCCGTAAGTATACCAGCAAACGTTTCTGCGCTTAATGGATTGGTTGGAGCCGTAGGTTTGTCTGGAAATAATGGCGTTGTTGTTCAAAATTCTGGAAACACAATAAACATTGGTATGACCAATTTTGTGTCAAGCATCAATAATTTACGAGGAACCGTTGCACTGTCTGGTGATAGCAATCTTTTGGTACAAACTTCTGGAAACACCCTGTCGTTAAGTTTAACAAATGTGGCTAAAACAAATGTTGGACAAACTTTTACTGCAATTCAGAGTTTTGCTAATGACGTTGTTCTTTCGGGAAATAGCGGTAACGTTACGCTCAAATCTGTTGGCAAAGATAATTTAGTAATGGGTTCTTCCACAAGTTTAACATCAAACACATCAAGCGTAGGCCAAAATATTGCTATTGGTATTGAAAGTTTACAATCCTCTATAGGAGGAAACAATAACATTGGATTGGGTACTCAAAGTTTGAATGGCTTGACTGTTGGAAGTTTTAATATTGCAATTGGGGAAAATGCTGGAAAAAATTATGGAAGTGAAGGAATAACTTTAGACGCATGCAATCGCGGCATTTTTATTGGTAGAAATACTAGACCATTATCAAGAAGCCAAGCAAATCAAATTGTAATTGGAGATTCAAGTATTGGTTTGGGCGCAAATACCACAGTAATTGGAAATGATTCTACAACAAAAACAAAAGTGCAGGGTCTTCTTGAATTAGATGATGGTTTGGATTCCTTGAATGTTAAAAATAAAGTAATAAGAATCGAACAACCTCAAACGATTGTGGATCCTTTCGTAGAAGGTGCTGCTGGTGTACTTTGTTGGGATGATAACAATCTTTACATAAAAACCAATCAAGGCTGGAAACAACTTGCTTTGACACCAGTTACGGGAAATTTGACTGGCATCACATTTGATTTTAGATTGTTGCCTGCTGATTTTACAAACTACTTGACATTCCTTCGTGGAAGCAGTGCATCATATTTAAATGATGCGGGATTGACGTATGTACAACAAAATATTCCAAGGGTTGCTTATTATTTGAATTCGAATGGAAGCAATGGAGATCTGGCAGGTCTGTTGGTTGAAGGGAGTTCTTCAAATCTATTGCCTTCTTTGGAAACTTTTTATGATTCTGGAAGTTTTTGGCAATCAACTAGTCCCTCATCTTTAGATGTTATCACGGGATCTTGCAATGGAACAGATTTATTTGGAGAAAATAATGTTCTTCGCTTAACCCCAATTGGTTCAGGAAACATACAACATTATATTTCTTCTAATCCTGACTTTTTTCCTCAACCACTTGGAATAGTCGGACAATCTTCAACAATTTCAATTTGGGCTAAAAATTATAGGTTAGAAAGACCACTGTATTTGGCCATACAAATGGTAAATCAAGCGTGTACCATTACATGTGATTTAGCAGAAAACAAATTTGACATTGATGCCCGTTTTGCAGCAATTCCAACACCTGTAGGAAAAATTACATCTTATCCCGATGATTGGAAAAAAATTACATTTACTTATACTAATAAAGAAGCTTTTAGTAATAGTATTAGAATATATGTTACAAATAATTTTACAAATTATAGTGTGGGCTTTAATGCAGCGGGTTATGAAGGTACAGGAATTTTAGTTGCAGATATTCAATTAGAAAATCAAACTACAGATTCTTCTTACATCAAAACTGTTGGTTCTTCAGTTACAAGAAGCCCCGACAGATTGTTCATGGATGGTGCCTCTTTCTCTTCTTGGTTCTCAGTAACAAGCGGAACATTCTTGACTCTTGTTGATAATTCTTTGCAAGAAAATACATCACATACACAAGGAAATGTAAGAACTCTGTTTTCCATTAACTACGCACCCGGAAGCACCAGTGGGTTTGCAGTTGAGCGTGTAATGGGCATGTGTGGTTATAGATTTATATCACACAACAATGGCATTTCTTATAATTTTGGTTCCGATATAAATCTTAATACAGTCAAAAATTCAATTATTGCATTGAGTTACTTTAATTTTAGTGATTCGATCATGGGTGTATGTGCCTCAATCAACGGAAGCAACACAGAAGGCATCACAATTGACAGAACACAATTCGGAATATGTGGTGCTTGTTTCTTCTCCATTGGATACAAAGGCGCATCCACCGCAGCAGCAGGTCTTAATTTTTACAATGGCGTGATCAAGAAAATAACCTATCTAAATGGCGCAGCATTGGATCTCAAGAGTTTGAGCATTTACCAAGAATAAGACTACATAAAGGAAATCATGTTCTTTGGAAAGAACAAGACATCTTTAAGGCTTTCACGACCACATCCAATACTTGTGGAAGGTTGTGAATATCAGATTGTAGAATCTGTAAGAAATCCTACAAAGGTCTCTGTTGGCGTTGGTATCACCAAAGTATTGTTGAAAGACAAAGATGGACATGAATTTGTAGTTGAAGGAAACTCATCAAAAATCAAGGAACTTTTGATTCCTGTATACATCTTTGAGAATGTTGAAGGGCCTTCATTTCGTCTGAGACTTCCTGTTGGTTCTCTTCAAAAGAATACTCTTCTGAAGGAAACAAATTCAGTTCATCCAGATGAAAAAATTTATTTGGGTCATGGTGTTTCTGAAAGATATTTTATACAACAAAAAACCAATAAGATTGTAAAATTTATTGGAAATCCTTCACAAATAAAAAATATCGTAGAAGAGATTGTAGAAACACCAAAGATTGTTTCTCAACCAGTCGTACAACAACCAGTTCAATTGGTTGAAAAAACAATTGTCAGGGAAATCGTTCCTCAATTTGGTGCACAAGGAATTCAAGGTGAACCAGGTCCTGTCGGCCCAAGAGGAGAAAGAGGTCCTGCTGGTCCTCAAGGTCCTGTTGGTCCTAAAGGTCCTATTGGACCACAAGGAGAAGTTGGTCCTGAAGGTCCAGTTGGGCCTCAAGGAGAAAAAGGGGATCATGGAGAAGAAGGACCAGTTGGTCCTGTTGGTCCACGCGGTTTGCAAGGCCCGCAAGGACGCAAAGGTATTCCGGGAGAAAAAGGTGAACAAGGTGATATTGGTCCTCAAGGTCCCATGGGTCCACAGGGACCAAGAGGTGACAAGGGAGAAAAGGGGGATCGTGGAGAGCGTGGACCAATCGGTCAACAAGGTCCAATCGGTCCCAAAGGACCACAAGGTCCTGCTGGTTCTCAAGGTCCTGCTGGTCCCAAGGGCGACCCCGGAATTGTAGAAGCACAGTTTCCGCTGATCTTAGAAGATGGTGTTCTTTCGTTCAACTCTGAACACGTTTCTTCTGTTCTTGACAAACTAAAAAATGATGATGTTCAAAAAGCAATCAATCAAATTGCCATGGCAACACCGGGTGGTGGAGGTGCAGTTGATGTTGCTCTGAACGGTGACAAGATTATTCGTGCTGTCGATACCATGAACTTCATTGGTTCTGGAATCACTATCACAAGAAGAAGAAAAAATGTTGACATTGATTTGAGTGGATTGTGTGGGGGTGGAGGAGGTGGTTCTCAAGGTCCTACTGGTCCTCAAGGTCCCACTGGTGCTCAAGGTCCTACTGGTTCCCAAGGAACTGCAGGAATTCAAGGCCCCACTGGTCCTCAAGGTGCCACTGGTGCTCAAGGTCCAACAGGACCAGTAGGCAATTATGTTCAATCTATTGCATCTCCAAATGGAAGTCTAACAATAGATCCTTCTAGTGGAATTGGTGTTTTAAAAATTGAAGTTACCGATCTACCAAAATCTATTGGTGGTTCAGTTCAATATAGAGATTCAAGTACAGCGAGATTAGCTGCACAAGCAAATTTTAAATTAGACACAACAACTCAAAACCTTGAAATTCCAAAGGGATTGGTGATTGGAACTACAACAGGAGCTTTTATAGCATTCGCTGATGGATCAACACAATCTTCAGCAGCAAATAGATTTTATTATCAGTCTGCATCACCATCTGGAATAACCCAAGGCGACAGGTGGATGGATTCTGACAATGGTATTGAGTATGTTTACATCAATGATGGAAACGGTTCTCAATGGGTCCAACCAACAAATACAGCAACAACTTCTGGTGGTGTATCATCAATTCTCACCACAACTTCCGTCACGGGCTCTTCATATTCAGCAACACCATTGGATTATTACATTGGTGTGAGTTATGGTGGTCCAGTTACTATTACACTTCCAACAAATCCAGAAACAGGAAGACAAATTGTTGTCAAGGATGAATCTGGCAATGCGGGAAGTGGAGCAAGCAGATATATAACAATTGTTGGTGCAACCTCATCACAAACAATTGATAATCAATCTTCTGCAATATTAAACATAAACAATGGGGGCTTACATTTCATTTACAGAAATGGATGGAGAATAATATAATGTCATACCTATTCAATGATCAAATCGGATTCAAGGGAAATGCAGTTGATGCATTCAATCGTCTAAAAGTTAGCAATCCTTTTACCTTGTTTGACAGTCAACAAAGATACCAAGTAAGTGACAAATGGGATTACAGAGGTGCAACTGGCGGAACATATTCTCATAATATGACAGAAAGCACAGTATCATTAACTTCAGGACTGACAGTGGGATCCAAACTGTATTCTGAAACAAAAAAGGTATTTCCATATCAACCAGGAAAGTCTCTTACAATAATAAACACATTTGCAATGTCTCAACCAAAAAATGGTTTGAGACAAAGAGTTGGTTACTTCGGAGTTACTGGTGGTTTTACTGGAGCAACACCTTATAATGGAGTATATTTACAACAAGATGGTCTTACTCTATCTCTTTGCTTGGCTTCGGCTTCTTTAAATACAACACAAACAGTACCACAATCAAACTGGAACAGTGATCGATTTGATGGATCTGGTTCTTCTGGTGTAACTTTAGATGTAACAAAAGGAAATATTTTTTGGATGGATGTCGAATGGTTGGGTGTGGGTGATGTTCGAACTGGATTTTTTATAGACGGAAAACCCATTGTAGCACATACATTCTACAATACGAATAAAAATTCCACAACCTATATGACAACTGCATGTTTGCCTTTGAGATATGAAATTGAAAATACTTCTAGCCAAGCAACAAGCAGTACCATGAAACAAATTTGCTCAACGATATTGTCTGAAGGTGGATATGAAGGATTCAGCAGAAGATATAATATAACACATAGTGGAACTACACCCCATACTTTAACAACAGCAGGAACTCAATATCCACTGGTTGCAATACGATTGGCCCCCGATAGATTGGATAGTATTATTGTACCGTCAAATATTAGTGTGGCAATAGAACCGTCAGGAAGCAACAAACCATTAGTAGTGCAATACAGAATTTTATTAAATCCAACTTTAACGGGAAACACTTGGACAACACATTACAATGGAAATGTTCAATATAATATTACGGCTACAGGGGTTACTGGTGGGACTGATATTGTCGGTGGATATATAAGTAGCAGCGGAACCTTGGATGTATCTAGCATAAATGATTTTAATTTTCAAATAGGAAGAACACAACTGGGAGTAAGCGATACATTTGTTCTCGTACTGGTTCCTACGACAAATAACACACAAGGTTATACAGATCTTTCTTGGTTCGAAATCATCTAAATATTAAGACATGCCACTAGATTTTCCAACATCCCCATCACCCGGTGACATATACACTTTTGGAGGTCGTTCTTGGCAGTGGAATGGAACTGCTTGGGATGTCTATGCAACAGCAGCCAACGCAGTTACGTTTTTAAATGGATTTACGGGAAGCATCAATATTCTTGGAAGCACATTTATTGGTGTTTCCGGATCTTCTAATAATATAACAATAAGTTATACGGGAACTGGTGCCATGGGACCAACTGGTCCTACTGGTGATCAAGGTCCACAGGGAATTCAAGGTCCTATTGGACCTACTGGTTTCACTGGTGATCAAGGTCCACAGGGAATTCAAGGTCCTATTGGCCCCACTGGTGATCAAGGTCCACAGGGAATTCAAGGTCCTATTGGCCCCACTGGTGATCAAGGTCCACAGGGAATTCAAGGTCCTATTGGATCTACTGGTTTCACTGGTCCAACGGGTCCACAAGGAGTTACTGGACCAGTTGGAAGTTATGTAATAACTTTGAATGGTTTAAGTGGAAATGTTGGCCTCGCTCAAGGCAGCAATATAACCATAACTCCTTCCGGAAATACTCTTACGATTGCTTCCACGGCTTCTGGTGCGGGTGGAACAAGTTATGCATTCTATCAAGGGGCAACTGCACCAACAGGATTCTCTGCAGGAGATAGATGGTATAACACAGGTCTTGGAAAATTATTTACTGGCGTAAATGACGGTGCAACTGCAATTTGGGTTGAGTTTGCGGGTCCTGCTGGTCCTGCAGGTGCAACTGGTCCAGAAGCAAATGTATTGCCGATACTTTGGTTCCTAGGAGTTTAATATATGTCATCAAATGGAAGAAATCGTGGTTACATAGGAAGAAATGAGATTACTTCTCCAAAAGGAGTAATTGATGGTCGTCAACAATATTTGAATGAAGAAATAAATAATTGGAATATTGGAACTGATTGGGTTAGACCAATAGAATGGCTTTCAATTCCTGGTTACACATCTGGCCAACAAATTGTTTATGGGTTGTTGGCAATTACGGATGATGAATTAGACTCCAACAGCATTGGCATGCAATGTTCCGGAGCATACAATGTAAATTGGGGTGATGGTACAACTGGAAGTTTTTCTTCTGCAGGAATAGCAAGAAAACAATATAATTATAACTCCATATCTACGACATCAGGTACTACATCATTAGGTTATAAACAAGTTTTAGTCACAGTAACTCCTCAAAGCGGATCAAATTTGACATCAGTAAATTTTGGAATTCAAGGTGTTACTGGTGCAAGTACATTCATGCAAGGAAAATGGCTTGAATTTACTTGTAATTTACCATCATGTACATCATTAACTCTTGTTACAATTGGTGCATCAAATCCATGGTTAAAAAAAGTAAATGTCACAGCGCTACCGACTACATCAACAGCTCTAGATCGTTCTTTAAATGCACCAAATTTAGAATCAGTATATTATCCACCAAATTGGAGACCCACAAATATACAATCAGCATTTTTAAATAATAAAAATTTACGCCAAGCACCATACATAGAAACTTCTCTTGTGACATCTATGAATGCAAGTTTTAGAAATAGTGGAATTTTAAATGTTCCACCTTATAATTATTCAAGTGTTACAAATGCTATAAGTATTTTTCAAGAATGTTATGATTTAAAATCGTGTCCATTTGTTCTTACTATGCCAGTATTGTCATCAAATAGTAATTCCATTTTTTCTAATTGTAGTAAATTAGAATATGTAAAGGGATTGAGTTTACCCAATGCGACAACAATGGCCTCTTGTTTTCAATCAAATACAAGTTTAAAAGAAGTAGGGGATATTTTTATTCCCAAAATAACAACAATTCAAAATATGTTTTTGAATTGTGTTTCTTTAGAAAAACTTGGAACCATAACAGGTGGTACTGGAATAGTAAATGCAAATTCAGCTTTTAGTGGAACAAGATTAAAAACGGCACCAACATTAGATTTAAGAAATTGCACAACTGCGACATCAATGTTTTTTAGTAATCAAGTATTAGAAAATGTTCCGGGCTATACTTTTGGAAACAATGCGACTTTGGCTGGAATGTTTAGTACTTGTTATAGTTTAAAAAAATTACCATCAATGAATTTTAATAATATCGCAGTTGTTGATTCCGGTTCTGGAGAACAACAAAGATTTACATATTTTTGTTATAATTTAGAATCTTTTCCAGTTAAAAATCTTAGAGTTTCGATGAGTTTGTTGAATTGTCGTTTTGGATTTACGGCACTCTCTGAAGTATTTGCAGGATTGACAGGAATTTCTGGACCTTCGGCAACACTTATAATAACTGGAAATCCGGGTGCATCTGGCATAACCGCAGGTCAAATAGCTGGAGCAACAGCCAAAGGATGGACTATCACATTATGAGCACTGCTGGATTTTACAATAAAAATGGAGATTATGCAAAAATTGCAATATATGCTCCTAATTATGTATTAAAAGCCGAAGAAAAGGACACATATCAGTATCCAATACATGGATGGACTTGGTATAATTCAGCAGAAGAAGCACAAGCAGCAGAAAATTTTGATATTTCTGTGGTACATGCAATAAATTTTCCTTTTCAATCAAACATAAATAATTTAGAAGAATAAAATGCCAAATACATTCAAATCCTCATTTTTTAATCTTGGAACAACTGCCGATACAAATTTGTACACTACTGGATTGGGTGTGACTACTTTAGTCAAGAGTGTTTATATTGCCAACACCGGAACTGCTGATGCAATAAATGTAAGCATTTCTGTTGGGTCAAGTGGAGGTACAGCAGCATATTTAATTAAAAATGCTATAGTTCCAATTCAAACTTCATTTCAACCAATTACCGAACCAATTGTATTAGAAGCAAATGATAGAATAAATGCACAAACATCTGCATTAAATGCAACAGACATAGTTTTATCTTATCTTGAAATAACTTAACGCAATGATTGACTTTCCAGATTCTCCATCTCTTAATCAGACCTACACCTTCAATGGCCTTACATGGCAATGGAATGGGTCTGCTTGGATTTCAATTGGAAGTGGTATTACCGCATACGTTTCAACTTTTAATGGTCTTACTGGTGATGTAACTGGTACAAGTATACCGAGGCATTGGATGTTATGAAAACAAGGCAAAATAGATGGAATGGTGGTGCTGTTGGTCGTGAAGACTACTTAGAAATGAATAATATAATTTCTGCGTCTCAAAATTATTCAAGAAATGTCGGAACATATTTACAAGGACTAACTTTAACTCCTTATGTGAGACCAACAGAATGGGTTTCTCTTCCCTCTATAACAGCAGGAGAACAAAAATTTGCAGGAGTGTTTGCTGTTTTTAATAACGATTCTAACTTTGTTGCATTTACAGTTGCTGGAAATTATACAGTAGATTGGGGTGACGGAACTACTGGAAGTTTTTCTTCTGGATCGGCCGCTTACAAACGATACGACACTTCAACATATGCTGGTCTAACATCTACCGTATATAATGATTACAAAACGCTAGTGATTACGATAACACCAACAGGTGCTGCAAATTTAACTTCTATAAATCTTACAACAAAACACAATCAATCAAATTTATCTACTTATCAAAATCAGTGGTTAAATATAAGAATAGCAGGTTCAAATTTATCCACAATTCAAATAGGCACATCAGCGAATCCGGGTGTTTGGCCTATAATGTTAGAGCAGTACGAATTTATTGGAAATAATAATATAACATCTTTTAGTGGTCAATTTGAAAATGCAAGAAAATTAAAAAATCTAATTTTACCAGAAAATTATACTGAAAAAGGTACTAATTTAACTGGTATGTTTAGTAGTTGTGTATCTATACAAAAAATTCCAGATTTAAATACAAACAGCGCAACAAATTTGAGTTCTTTGTTTCAAAACTGCTTTAATTTGTTAAATTCCCCAAAATTATCTAATACAAGTAAGGTAACAAGTATGGGAAATTTATATTCAAATTGTAGAAGTTTAACAGAAATTCCATTTTTAGATACATCAAATGTAACTGATGCTTCTGGAATGTTTACCTTTTGTACATTAATTAAAACAATTCCTTGGATGGATTTTTCAAAAGTAACTAATTTATCTAGTACATTTTCAAGTTGTTATAATCTTAGAAAAATACCATTTTTAAATGTTAGTAATGTTACTAGTATGAATAGAACTTTTAATTTTTGCCAAAGTTTAGAGGAATATCCTCCATTAAACACAGGCAAAGTAACGGATTTTACTTTTTGCTTTGGTAATTGTCAAAGATTACAAAAATTAATTGTGGATACTAAGAGTACAACATCTCTCGGATTGATGTTTGCGTATGGTACTTCAATAGAAGAGATAACATTTACAGATACTAGTAATGTAACTAATTTTTTCTATACTTTTAATAGTTGTGGGGTATTAAGAAAAATAAATAATTTAAATTTATCTAAAGCAACAAATTACGAACAGATGTTTACTGGATGTGTTTCTCTTTTAACTCTTCCAGAATTACCTATAAACTTTAATGCAACAAATTTTGGTGGGCTTTTTTATGGGACTTCACTATCTACGATAGGAAATACATTTTTTAATTTGCCAAATGCAACTTCAGTTGCTCAATTTTTTCAATTTAATGGAAATTTAATAGAAGCACCGGAAATAGATGCTCCAAATGCTTTAAATGCAAATTCAATGTTTAGAGCTTGTATTAATTTAGTGAGAATAAAAGGACTGACATTAGCTCGGGGAGCATCTATGGCCACTTTTAATACTAGTGGATTCAACAACATGTTTTTTGATTGTGGTTCGCTAATTCAGGTTCCGCCATTAGATGTTTCTGGATTGACTGGTTCTGGTTATGCTTCGGTATTTAGTGGCATGTTTACTAATGCAAGATCTTTAAGTTCTTTAAAAGGATTTACTGGAGCAGCATATAATTTAGATATAACTGGTTGTAAGTTATCTGGAACTGCATTAAATGAACTTTATGAAAGTCTTGCAGTAGTCGGTGCTTCTGGTTCTGGTACTAGAACAGTAACTGTAACAAATAATTGGGGAGCAGCATCAGACAATCCAAGCATTGCAATCGCAAAGGGATGGACTGTAACGGGTTAAGGAGTAAAAAATGGAAGATACTTCAGGATTTTACAAAAATGATGATGGGATGCTTCTTTATGGAAAAAATTATGTATTAACTGGTTCATATAATCTTTATCGGGAACAAAAAGATAATTACGAATATCCAATAGGTGGATGGAAATGGTTTGACACAGAACAAGATGCCAGATTGCATTACAATATTACAAAAAAAGAAGATCCAACGGACCCTCAAGAATCTTTGTTTTTGATGCTAGGAATCAAACCCCCACCAAATATATAATTATAATAGGAAATACACATGCCAGAAACATATAAAAGTTTTGGAACAATTTTAGGAACGACTGCAGCAACAACAATTTATTCTGGTGTTACTGGAACAGCCATTGTCAATAGCGTAAATTTTAGTAATATTAATTCATTGAATTCTGCTACTATAACTTTAGAAGTTTTAAAGGGTTCTACTGCATTTTCTATTATTACAAATGGCGTAGTTCCAATACAATCAAGTTTTCAAGTTATTGATGCTCCAATAGTGTTAGAAACAGGAAACACTTTACGAGCAACTGCTGGTTTAACGGGCATTTTTCATGCATTTGTTTCAGTCCTTGAAATTACTTGACATACCTTTAATTTTATGTATATTTAAACTATGAGTCTAAAAGTATATAAAGTAGAACCAGACGCACAGATCCCAAATTATCAAACCCGTAAAGCTGCCTGCTTTGATCTAGTAGCATACCTTCCAACCAACTCAAAGGTAAACATATGGGCTGGAAAGACTCAAAGAGAATTCAGAGTTGAGCATGATGGTTCAAATGGAAAGTCTTATATTTCCATCGCACCAAACGAAAGAGCCATGATTCGTACTGGATTGATCTTTGATCTTCCTGAAGGATATTCCATGCGCATCCATCCAAGGTCTGGAATGGCCTTGAAGTATGGCTTGATTCTTGCCAACTGTGAGGGAGTTATTGACGAGGATTATGTCAATGAAACCCAGATAATTGTTCTCAATAGTTCAGATGAAATTATGAAAGTGTACCATGGAGATAGGATTGCTCAGGGTGAATTGGTACGATATGAGCAATTTGATATTGAAGAGACTTGGGAGCAGCCTACACAGAAATCAAATCGTGTCGGTGGGTTTGGAAGTACTGGAAAGAATTAACTGGATAGTTGTTGCAACTCTGCTGGAGTCTTGACAACATTCCAGTACTTTACAGAACGAATTATGGTGTTCAAGTAATCGAAGGCAGTAGCACCCAATTCGGTATCTTTGTATCCAAAGGTCATGTAAGAAGCACCAGCCAAGTTTATTCTGCTGGATGCAACACTTCCAGTTCCTGTGCAAAGACCATTTAGATTTGCAGATATATCATATGTGCTGCCCGTTAAATTATAACTAAAGGCAACTTTATTGATTCCGGGAAGAACTCCAGCGGTTATTACAGTAAATGTTGAGGGTGTAGAATCTCTAAACCTTAATGACGGTGTTGTAACTATACTTGAATAATCCAAAGCAAATCCAGCGCAGGTTCCTTGATTCCAATTGGTGGCCATAACAGTTTTAACTTTTACATTGTCTGCAGTATGACCACGTTCTTTGCGATCAAATTCAATCAAAAATGTTCCTTGTGATGCTCCGAACCAAGATGTAAATCCTGTTCCTGAGAAGTAAGCATAATCATTTCCACGCAATGCTGTTGCGCCCGTGGTTTGAATATAAGAAGACGCAGAAGAATTTAATTCAAACTGAGCACCCCATACCAAAATACCGGACGTGTTTCCAGTACCTCCAGTAAATCCATCACCAACATACCATATATTGTAATAGGGAAGAGGTACTATTACACAGGCCATTCCGGGGAATGAAATAACACCAGTCATCTCAACTCTTCTCCAGCCATTGGGATACGCAGTAATTTTTGAAAATGCAGGTCCATATGATGGTGATGCATAACCAAAATTATCACTAGTCAATCCATCAAGATCAAATGTGGCAGCGTTGTTATTATTATTGTCCAAATACACTCCTACATATCGATTATAAGTAATACCAAATCCCTTTGCCCAGAAAGAAAATGTATAAGTTGAACCATCTAAACCAACTCCCGGAGTTATTTGTAAACCATGTTGAGTATATGATTGAGTTTCACCTCTTGGCATTATTAGCCAAGGTTCTGTTAAATTATCTGGTGCTAATCCATATTCCGGTTTAGTATCTACGGCTGTAAAATTTGAATTTCTAGGAGTCCATGGTGAAACACCAAAGCAATTTCCTTGAGAAATATAATTAATTGAGCGTTCTTCAATCAACAAACCATTATCCGTGCCACTTGGCAGATAACTGAATCTTGGTGTGTTTGGAACGACAAACTTGACAAATTTGTCAGAATCAATGTAAGATGCTGTTCCACCACGGGCGTATGTCATGGAACCAATAGAATTTGCAGCAAAATTTAGATAAAGAATCAAACTTGGATCACCACCGGATACAGTTGGCATTCCACCGTCATATGAAGCGTAATCAAGCATCATAATGGAGTCTTGGAACGAAATGTTGTTCATCACCATTCCATTGTTCACATTCTCCCAAAGTTGCATGGTATCATTCCAGCGGAATGGTCCCATCGGTGTATTTACGAGTTTTCCACCGTAGCCAGCCATGGTTTGTTCTTGCATGCTGGCAAAAAATGTGTCCATTATCTTCTTTACGGCCATTTGATTCCTCTACAGGATTATTTATCTTCTGATTTGGGTGGTGTTTTGACTAGAAATTTTCTAACTTCTTTCCAAATGAACCAAAGAGCAACCATGCAAATTATCACATACCAGAAAGACCATTCAGAGGGCTGACTTGGGCTTCCAAAGAATGGTTCCTTCAGGACGCTGTGAATTGGGTTTCCCTTCTTGTCCAAAGGAGAGATGATCTGTGGGGTGGTGCAGGAAGCAAGTAATAAGAGTGGTAGAAGATATTTCATGACTTATTTCCTCCTGCTGCTGTACCAAAGTAGAAACCGACGACTGCCAATAGAACTTGGCGGTTCTCTTCGGCAAACAAATATCCTGGAATTTCTACAAAGTATTTTTTAGTTGTCTCTGGAATCAAACCAAAGAAACTTTCTGGTTGTTTTTGTGTAAACTCAGCAAATGTTGAAATCCCGAAGAAAGGGAGAACAAATGGGGCTGCTACTACGGCAAATAAGCAGGCAAGAACAATGATTCGTCTAACATTCTTTCCCATATCAAGTGGGACTCTCTGGACAGCCTTGTCTTGATTGTCTGTGGTTTGCTTATTGGCTCCCATAGCCATTTCAAACATTTCTTTTCGGTCTTGGGCCTGTTGAGCCCAGTAGCGGAATAGAAATCCTGTGACCCCTCCACCCAATAATGATATCAATTCTGTTGGCATAAATTCCTCAATTCTTTTGTTGTGAAAGTTGTATCGCTATAGAATCACGAAGATTTTCAAAAATATTCATGGCTTCTTCTTGTGCTTCACTTGGTATTTCAAAATCGTGATGCCATTGAACTAAAATAAAACCTACATTTGCACCCTTGTTTTTTAATGGCAAACAAGCATATTGAGATACATTTTCGTCTTCAAAAAAGCCCTTCACATAACTGTGGGGAAGCATGTTTGTATGATGGATGGTGCTTTTGTTTTCCACAATTTTTGTCAATAAGGGAATATACATCGAACAAAGTGTCCCTTTGAGTTTCATTACTTGTGATGTATATCCCTTGTGCGTTGATTCGTGAGTAACGGAGAATTTACGCATTGAAATTCCATCCATTGTATACTCACCATTATGGAACTGAATTATACTAGCTCTCATGGCACTATTTTTAACTCTAAGTTCCGTGAGAAGTTCATGAATTTCTGTATGAACTTCTATAAAATTATCGTCTTTCTTTTTTCCTTGCCAAAATTTTACAATTCCCCAAATTACCCCTAGGGTTCCTGCGACTACTAATGTTGTGGCTTCAAGAAATTTGGTAGGGTCTATTAGGGAAATTAGGTACATCTTAATGAAACTCCGGGATGACTTTAATATTTATAAAGTAAAAAACCAATCAAAATAATTTGACATTTACAGCCAAGAGTCTATACTTGGGCGTATGAAACCAGATGATCTCTTTAAATTACATGAAAAATTAACTTCTGAAGCCTTGGTCATTATGAAGCAAAAGTCCAAAGACTATGCCAATCAACATGATGCTTTGGTTAATTTTAAACGTCCAGAAATCATGGGCTTTGGTACGGCGGAAAATGGGCTTTGTTGTCGTATCCTAGATAAGATGTCTCGTATTTCCTCTTTCTTGACAAGAGGCGAATTGAGTGTTAAGAATGAATCAGTATATGATGCTATTCAGGACAACATCAATTATTTTGTACTGCTCTACGCATTGATACAGGAAAAAGAGAACAACAAACCACAATGAAATTTTATACTGCCTGCGCAATCAAAGGCAACAAGATTCTTGTAAGGGGCTATAAGAACGGAGTTCGGTTTACCGACTCCGTTTCCTTTAAGCCATCCTTGTTCATCAAATCAGACAAGGAAACCAAGTACAAGACTCTCAATGGCATCGGTGTCAAGAGAATGGTCTTTGACACTCTCTATGACTGCAGGGAGTTCCTGAAGCAATATGAGGACTTGAATGATTCGCCAATTTACGGAAATACTGATTTCGTCACTCAATATCTCTTGGAGACTTACGAGAGTGAGGTGGTATACGATCTTTCCCAAATCAAGATAGCATACTTTGACATTGAGACTGAGACTGAAGGTGGATTCCCCGATCTTCGCAGTCCAAATGAGAAGATCAATATCATTGGTGTTAGAATCTCGGGTGTCAACTATGCCATCACAGAGAAGCAAGTTTCAATTCCAAACTGCAAACTTATTCTAGTTTCTTCCGAGAAGGAACTTATTCAAAAGTTTTTTGAGTTGCTTCGCAAAGAAGACATTGACGTACTTACTGGATGGAACGTCAAACTTTTCGATATTCCATACATCATTGGTAGGGCTCGCTTGTTCTTCGATGACAAGGAGATTCAGTCTTGGCTTCCTTTCAATCTAATGAAAGAGCGCGAGACAAACATTGGTGGAACTGATTACAGATTGTTTGAGTTTCCGGGATATACCACGCTTGACTACATGGATCTTTACAAGAAGTTCTCTGGTACCAGCCAAGAAAGTTATGCCCTAAATTTTATTGCCAAAGCAGAGTTGGATGAACAGAAACTGGATTACTCAGAATATGGTTCTCTCCGAGAATTCTATACAAAAAACTTCCAGCGATTTGCGGAATATAACATTCAAGATGTTGAACTAATTGAAAAATTAGAGAATAAACTTCGTCTTATCGACTTGGCTGTTTCTATTGCATACGAAGCCAAGATTCCATTTGATGTTGTATTCTTTGCCACAAGAATTTGGGGAACAATTTGTTGTGATTATCTTCTTCGCAAGGACATCATTCCACCAATACAGACCTCATATGCCAAGGATGACCAATTTGTCGGTGCGTATGTTAAGGATGTTGCACCAGGTCTGTATAAGAATGTAGTCAGCTTCGATGCTACAAGCCTGTATCCAAGTATCATAATGGGATGGAATATTTCTCCTGAGACTTGCATCAAGAAAGATGCATCTCTAAGTGCAGATGATTTCTTGAGAAGCAAGAAAAAACAAATTCCTTCTTTGGTTGAAGAAGCATCAGATCAAAATGCTTGTTTGGCCTGCAATGGATCCATGTTCACGAATAACATTCTTGGATTCATTCCTATTCTGATTGAGCGCACATTCAATCAGAGAAAGGAAGCCAAGAACAAGATGTTGGAGTTGGAGAAGGAATATGAGCATTCCAAGGATGCCAATCTTCTTCCACGTATTGCAGCACTAAAGATTCGTCAGTCAGTAAAGAAGATTTTGGCAAACAGTCTTTACGGTTGCTTGGGAAACCCAGCGTTCATCTATTCTTCACCTGAGTTGGCGACAGCCGTTACTGTTACGGGTCAGGTAATCATTCGAACAGCAGAGAACTGCATGAATGGGTACATTCGTCATCTGACAAAGGATAATGACAAGGATTATGTCCTTGCCGTGGATACGGATTCTGTCTATCTGAATCTTGATGATATCATTACTCAAATTCAGCAAAAGACCCAAATCACGGACATCACCGATTTCGTTGACAAGATCTGTGAACAGAAGATTCAGCCAGAACTTAAGAAAGAAATGGATCTTCTCACAAAGACATTGAATTGCTCTGAGAACAAGATCTTCTTCAAGCGTGAAGCAATTGCTTCCGCTGGAATGTTTATTGCCAAGAAGAGGTATGCCTTGCTTGTGCAGGATCTTGAAGGCATTCGCTTTGAAGAACCCAAACTGAAGATCATGGGTCTGGAAACTGCAAGAAGCAGTACGCCAGCAATTGTTCGAAAGAAACTAAAAGACTGCATCAAGATCATCTTGACCAAAACCCCGGAGGAGCTGCGACAATATGTGAATGAATTCTATGATGAATTTATGGTGCTTCCTATATCTGATGTCGCAGCTCCTCGGGGAGTCAAGGGAATCAACAAGTATTCTGACAATACAAAGATTTACCAAACTGGAACACCAATCGCAACCAAGGCGGCATTGCTGTATAACAATTACAGCAAAAAGATTGGGATCGACAAGCAGTACGCAGCAATCAAGGAAAACGACAAGATGAAGTTTGTGTTTGTCAAGGTTCCAAATCCATATGGAATGGCAGGCAAAGATGCTGTCATGGGTTTCATTAACAGTCCACCCAAGGAATTCAATCTTGAGAAGTACATAGATCGCAAGAAGCAATTTGAAAAAACTTTTGGAGAACCGTTGGACAACATTTTACAAGCAATAAATTGGAAACTAAATGCAGAAGTCTCACTTGAAGACTTCTTTGTCTGAGGTATAATATTAAGATATGGTAAAGAAAATTAAATCTAGATATGGTGATGAAAGAATTATCACACTTCTTGAAGACGGATCTTACAAAGTCGAAGGCAGGTCTTTGTACTCTCGCTTTGGCGATGGTTTATTCGATTTTGAAGGTGGGCCATGCTTTATCGTTGGTGACCGACTACTTGATGTTAAAGATGATGTAATCATCGAATCCATCAAGATTATTCATGACACTCCTGAAGGTGTCGCTGGTTGTATTTTGTATGTAAAGGAAAATAATGTCAAAGTATCTAAAAAGTCTAATCGGAAAAATAAATAACCCAGACGCAAAGATTGTTGAAGAGGGATTGGAGGGATCTGATGTCACTGGATTCATTGACACAGGATCTTATGTTCTAAATGCACTACTATCGGGAACAATCTATGGTGGTCTTCCAAACAACAAGATCTCATGCTTGGCTGGCGATCCAGCAACAGGCAAGACATTCTATGCTATTGGAATTGCTTCTCAGTTCTTGAAGGACAACAAAGATGGTGTCGTGGTTTACTTCGATACGGAGCAAGCTATTACCAGTGATATGTTCAAGCAGCGTGGTATCGATATGGAAAGAGTTGCAGTAGTTCCTGTCTCTACCATTGAAGAATTTAAAACACAATCATTAAAGATTGTTAATGATGTAATTGAACAACCTGAAGAAGACCGAAAGCCTGTTTTGTTTGTTCTTGATTCTTTAGGTATGTTGTCAACAGAAAAGGAAATGAACGATTCTGCTGAAGGCAAGAATGTTCGTGACATGACCAAGGCCCAACAGACCAAGGCAACATTCCGTGTGCTAACTCTTAAACTTGGAAAGGCCAAGATTCCCATGCTTATGACCAATCACACATATCAGGTGATTGGTGCATACGTTCCCACTAAGGAACTTGGTGGTGGTGTTGGATTAAAATATGCAGCAAGCAACATTCTCACTCTGTCCAAAAGCAAGGACAAGACTGATGAAGGTGTTGTAGGAATCTTCATCAAGTGCACAAATTACAAGAACAGATTCGTCAAAGAGAACATGCATGTGGAAACTCGTTTGAATTACACTTCAGGTCTCAGCAGATATTATGGTCTTACTGATCTTGCCATAAAGTATGGCATCTTCAAGAAAGTATCCACACGAATTGAACTTCCCGATGGAAGCAAGGTGTTTGAGAAGAACATCGATGATGATCCTGAGAAATACTACACCAAAGATATCCTAGATAAATTGGACGCAGAGATTCAAAAGGATTTCAAGTATGGACAAAGCACCTAAGTTCAAGTATGTTCCTGAAGTATCAACTGATGTTGGGGCAAATTGTCCCATTCAAATATTGGACGGAAAGTACAAGGACATCGTATATCGGTATGGAAAAATTTCATTAAAAGAAACAGCAAACGAAGAAATAAGTGTCACCATGGAAATCGATGTATTGAAGGCTCCCGATAAATTTGATCAACAACAAGAAGATTTTACAAATGCAGTTGGTAACATTTTTACACAGATTGTCGAAGAAGGAATTGAACAGGAACCCGTTGACCTTGAGGATGATGTTCACCAAGATTAATGGTGGACATTTCTTCTACCAAGAGTATAATTAAAACATGGAATCAGTAATTCTAAAGAACTTGGTCCTCAATGAGGACTATGCTCGCAAAGTTGTCCCATTTCTCCAAGAGGAATATTTTCACGACAAGTCGGAGAAGATAATCTTCGGGATTGTTGGCAAGTTTATTCTCAAGTACAACAACATACCAACAAAGGATGCTGTTCTGATTTCACTCGGAGATGAAAAGTCTCTGAGTGAAGTTGAATTCAAGAAATGCACATCAATCACGGATGAGATGTACAAAGAAGGTGAGAAGTCAGACACAGCGTGGCTGGTTGAACAAACAGAAAAGTTCTGCAAGGAAAAGGCAATTTACAATGGCATCATGGCATCCATTGGGATTATTGAAGGCAAGGACAAGGAACGAACTCAGAATGCTATTCCTGAGATCATGTCAAAGGCTCTTTCTGTTTCTTTTGATACTAGAGTTGGCCATGACTTTTTGGAAGATGTTGACGAGCGATATGAGTATTACCACAGAGTAGAAGAGAAGGTTCCATTTGATCTTGAGATGTTCAACAAGATCACCCGTGGCGGAACTCGCAAGAAGACGCTTAATGTAGTCATGGCAGCATCCGGTGTAGGAAAGAGTGCTTTCTTGTGTCATCATGCAGCAGCATGTCTATCTCAAAATCTCAATGTGCTATACATCACTTTGGAGATGGCAGAAGAAGAGATTGCAAAGCGCATCGATGCCAACCTGTTGGACAGCGACATGCACATTCTTGAGCAAATGGCCCAAGATCAGTATGAAGCCAAGGTTGATAACTTGAAGAAGACCTGCAAAGGCAAACTCATCATCAAGGAGTATCCAACTGCTGCAGCAAATGTGACTCACTTCCGAAATCTTATTGAAGAATTGAAGATCAAGAAGAAGTTTACGCCCGATGTAATCTTTGTTGACTATTTGAACATCTGCTCATGCGCCAGGTTCAAACTTGGAAACGGAATGAACAGTTACACCTATGTCAAAGGTATTGCAGAAGAACTGCGTGGTATGGCCAAGCAATTCAATATTCCGCTGTGGACTGCAACACAGGTCAATCGTGAAGGTGCCAAGAGCAGCGATATGGAGATGACCGATACCTCAGAAAGTTTTGGTCTTCCACAGACTGCGGACTTCTTCTTTGCTCTTATTGAGAATGAAGAATTGGCAGAGGCAGGTCAACTCATGGTCAAGCAGTTGAAGAATCGTGGAAATGATACAACCAAGAATAGAAAGTTCTTGATTGGTGTAAACAAGTCAAAGATGAAGTTCTACGATGTTGACAACACAAATTCAGATTTGGTGAATTCAAATCAAACCGAAGAAGAAGGTTTTGGTTCAGGTGCAGATGGTCAAGGCTTCAATCCAAAATTTGGAAAGAAGAGAAACAAGGCCATCAACTGGACTTTTGAAGAAGCCAAATGACCCTATATATTGATAAGAAGTTTGTCAATTTGGTATCTGGTTCACTTGAGAAGTTCAAGTGGAAGAAAGATACGCTAGCCACATGCAGATGTTTTAAGTGTGGCGACTCACAGAAGAATAAGTCCAAGACAAGGGGATACTTCTTTGAGCACAAAGGCCATTATGTTTACAAATGCCACAATTGCGGTTTTTCTTGTAATGTATATTCTGTACTTGAAACTATTAGCCCAACGCTCGCAAAAGAATATGCATTTGAAAAATTTAAAGATGCGCATCCGAGAGAAGTTGAACCGAAACAGGAAGTTGCCCGCCAACCAGTGTTTACTGATCTCGGAACAAGGCTTGACTTACTCAATGCTGACCACAAGGCGATAAAATATGTTAAGTCCCGTGAAATCCCCAAGGAAAAGTATTGCAACTTTTATTATTGCACTGACTTTGCAAAAGTCATGCGATCCTTTGATCGGGATGGAACCAAAGAAGACAGACTCATCATACCATTCTATAATGATTCTGGGGAGCTTATCGGAGTTCAAGGCCGCTCTCTTGACCCAACTGGCCAAGCGATTCGTTATATCACGCTGAAGCGTGAAGGCGAAGAACGGCTGTGGTACAACCTAGATAAGATAGAGCCACGGGACACCGTGTATGTCACTGAAGGCCCAATCGACTCCATGTTCATTCCAAATGGAGTCGCAATGCAGGGTGCTGGTTGGTTGGCTGAATTGCCTGACAAATTGAAGAAGTCAAAGGTCGTGTTCATCTTTGACAATGAACCCAGAAATTTGGAAATTGTTGGTTTGATAGGAAAGTACATAGAGGCTGGACGAAATGTAGTAATCTGGCCATCAGAAATAGACAAGAAGGACATAAACGACATGGTATTGGCCTATGGCGTGAACACCACCATGAAACTGATAATCAACAGCGTTTATTCTGGACTTGTCGCAAAAATAAAGTATACTTACTGGAAGAAGGTTTAAATGAAAGAAGATAATGACGATATGACCGAAGAAGAAATTCTTAAGGCTAGTGAAGCCTATCTAACCTTTGTTCAAAGGTTTGGTGAATATGTCAAGGAGATGGATCCCAAACTTTGGGCCAAGGCTCGGGAATATGCCGCAGACTTTACCAAGATTCCCGGTGTGAGTGTTGAACTTGTTGATAATGACGAGGATGAAGATGACACAGACAACTCAAAGCGTGCGTCCGACTGACATAAAAGTTCTTGATGCAGGACATGTTCAGTTGATTGATTGGATGGGTTCTGATCTTAGCATCGTGAATGCTGCAAGAGTCTCCTTCAATAAGGAGAGTTCTTGGGAGTATGATGACAGTCATGTTCCATCCCAATCTCTATCTGAGAGAGATGGAAAACTCATCAGATATCTTGCAAAGCACAATCACTTTACACCATTCTGTCATGCTACGATTTCAATTCGTGTCAAGTGTCCAATTTTTGTTCGCGCCCAACTCGGCAAACATCAGATTGGTCTGACCATGAATGAAGTCAGTCGTAGATATGTCACGTTTGATCCTGAAGTCTATGTTCCTCTTTGGCGTTCTGCACCAACTAATGGTGCAAAGCAGGGAAGTAGCGGACAAATTGAAGATATGGATATCTGCATTCGCATGAGGCAGGAATATGAAAGTGTTGCAAAAGATTGCATCAAACTTTACAATGATCTTCTTGCAGATGGAGTTGCACCTGAACAAGCCCGTTCCATATTGCCACAAGGCACATATACGGAATTTGTTTGGACAGGTTCTTTGTACGCATTTGCGCGTATTTATAACCTGAGAATCGATTCTCACGCCCAATGGGAAATTCAAGAATATGCAAAAGCAATTGACAAAATAATTGCTCCACTTTTCCCAGTTTCGTGGCAAACTCTAACAACTAAATAAAGACACCAATAAAGAAAGGCCAATTATGCCAGAAATTTTATCACCATTCCAATCGTTCATTTTCATCTCGCGTTATTCACGATGGCTTCCATCAGAAAATCGTAGAGAAACTTGGGACGAATGTGTCGATAGATGGTGGAATTATTTCACAGATAAAGTTCCTGCACTTGCAGAGCGCCCAGACATCAAGAAAGCAATTGTAAATCTTGAAGTTCTTCCTTCAATGAGAAGCTTGATGACTGCTGGCCCTGCACTTGATCATGATAATACTTGTTTGTATAATTGTTCATATTTGCCAATCGATTCTGTTGAATCATTTGCAGAACTGTTTGTAATTCTAATGAACGGAACAGGTGTTGGTTATAGTGTTGAGCGACAATACACTGATAAACTTCCAACTGTCGCTAATAAGATAGAAAAGGATTTTAATGTTGTTGTCAAAGTTGAAGACTCTAAAGAAGGTTGGGGAAATGCTCTCAAGGAAATTCTACGACATCTGTATTCGGGTCGTCACGTTAAATGGGATGTGTCCGGGATCAGACCCGCTGGAGCTAGACTTAAGACTTTTGGCGGTCGCGCTAGTGGGCCTGCTCCTCTTGATAATCTCTTTAAGTTAATCGTAAAGGTTTTCTATAGCGCACAGGGTCGCAAGTTGACTGCTCTTGAGTGCCACGATATTTGCTGTGCCATTGCAAACGCTGTTATTGTAGGTGGTGTTCGTCGTTCTGCCATGATTTCACTCAGCGATCTTTCTGATCGTGAGATGGCTCTATGCAAGAGTGGTGCATGGTGGGAGCAAGCAGGCTTCCGTTCCTATGCAAACAACTCCGCTGTGTATCGTGGTCGCCCACCCATGGGTCAATTCCTTGAGGAGTGGACTTCTCTATACAACAGCCATAGTGGTGAGCGAGGAATGATCAATCGCAAGGCTCTTCAAGAGCAAGCAGCCAAATGGGGCCGTGATATCGATGCTGAATATGGAACAAACCCATGCTCAGAGATCATCTTGAAGCCATTTGAGTTCTGCAATCTTTCAACTGTTGTTGTTCGTCCCGATGACACAGCAGCAACATTGAAAAAGAAGATTGAGATGGCCACAATCATTGGTACTGTTCAATCTACATTTACTAAGTTCCCATATCTTCGTCCAGAATGGAAGAAGAACTGTGAGGATGAAAGACTTCTTGGTGTCAGCATGACTGGTATCTATGATAACAAGTTAACTAGTGGTCTTGAGGGCAAGCCAAAACTCATTCGTTTGCTTGAAAGTCTTCGTGATCATGCAACCGCAACCAATCTGCAATGGGCAGAGAAGTTAGGAATCAATCCAAGCAAGTCCATCACTTGCGTCAAGCCAGAGGGAACTACTTCATGCTTGGTAGATTCTGCATCAGGTCTTCATCCAAGATATGCGGATTATTATTATCGCAGAATTCGAATCGACAAGAAGGATCCAATCTACAATCTCATGAAAGACCAAGGAGTTCCTTGTGAGGACGATGTAATCAATCCAAACAACACTGCGGTCTTTACATTTGCAATGAAGGCTCCACGTGGCACAGTAACTACCGAAGATCTCCGTGCGCTTGATCACTTGGATCTTTGGAAGACATACCAAGAACATTATTGCCAACACAAGCCTTCTGTAACTGTAAATTACCGTGACAGCGAGTTCCTTGAAGTTGGTCAATGGTTGTGGGAGAACTTTGATGTAGCAACAGGAATTTCATTCTTGCCCGGTGGCGACAATCATACATATGCTCAGGCTCCGTTTGAGCAGATTGATGCATCAGCATACAATGAACATCCCAAGATTAAAGTGAACTTTAAGGAACTTTCAAAGTATGAATCACAGGACAACACAGAGGCAGCAAAGGAATTTGCATGCTCCGCAGGAGGTTGTCAGATAGTGTAAAAAGGTGGAGCGTAGCACAAAGGAAGTGCATTCGCCTGTTAAGTGAATGGTTGCAGGTTCGAATCCTGCCGCTCCAGTTAAAATGGCAGTACAAATATTGTTCTTACTAAATAATAGTATGGACAATAAATGTAAAAGATGTTTAAGAGAATTTACTTACTCAAGAGACGTTGGACACAGAAAAACTTTATGTAATTCTTGTTCAGTAACAATTTTTAGACAAAGAAGAAAACAAAAGTGCGTAGAATATAAAGGTGGAAAATGTATAAATTGTGGTTACGATAAATGTATCGCAGCACTTCAATTTCATCACAGAGATCCAGATCAAAAAGATTTTGGTCTTTCATATAAAGGAATGCCTAGATCTTGGGAAAAATGTCAAAAAGAATTAGATAAATGTGATTTATTATGTGCAAACTGTCATTTTGAAGTTCATCATCAATCTTTGATTAAAAGTAAGTAAAAATTTAAATGCCACTTTAGCTCAACGGTAGAGCCTTGCTTTTGTAAAGCAGAGGTTGCGGGTTCGAATCCCACAGGTGGCTTTGGCGAGTTTACTCAAGCGGTCAACGAGGGCAGACTGTAAATCTGCTGGCATTTGCCTACGAAGGTTCGAATCCTTCAGCTCGCATTATGTACAATATCAATATCCCACATTTTTATTGTTTACTGAGAAAAGAGCATCTTTATCAAAATAAAGATCACTTCTTTGAATATGAAAAAGTTGCAGTCTTTGGTGCTCAATCCAGTTCAGGCAAAGCATTGCTGTTTACTGCAATGCTTGACAATGGAACTGTAAGAAGCAGGATTCCCATTCATATGCTTTGCAGCAAAGAGGGTCCATCTGATCCTTTAGATGTTCTTCAATTGTGGGATTGCTTTTCCGAGAATGTTACGGTAACACAATATAATTTTTTAAAAGGTTCAAGGGCAAAGGTAATATTCAAAGATAAAAGTCATTGTTGGGGGAAGTACATGATGACTTTTGATTGGTATGACAATCCATACAGCAATGAACCAACTCAATACAAATGTTTGCATATGATTGAATTGGACAATGGGAATTATGCACTCCAGCCAAACAACAGAATATTTTGGAAAGAGATGTCTTTCACTACAAAGCCATTTCCCGAAAAGCCAGATTACAAAGTTGACACTGAAGAATACAGATGCGAGAACAAAAGCGATAGATGGATCGTAAGTGATGATGACAATTATTACTACGATATAGAACCAACTAAATAATTTTATGCGCGGTTCAGTGTGTGATGCTGACTAGGACCATTGACTTGCAAGCAGTGGTTGAGCATGGGTGCAGGCCCCTCGTCGCGCTTTTGGTATTGTTGATCTCGGATAGAAATGCATATGACACGGGAGTTCGAATCTCCCCGGATCCATTCACGGGTCCGACAGGCATCGATCAGTGCAGAGTATTGAAGAAGGAGATACCCGACACGGGTAACAAGTGTCGTAAATAAACAGTTGCAAATATAAAAGCCGCACCAATGCGGATGGCTGCTTAAAGCAGTGGGGTTTCCCGGTTTTCCCGCGACTGAAAAACCGGGATTTTTTATTGGTATAATAAAATTTGCATATAAATATTTTTGCCAAAGGATGTTGGATACCGCATTTTCTCTTGAGTCTTCGAAGTACCACCCAACAGAAAATTTAGGTCCACATCCTTTGAGCGAGGTATAAATACCTATGTTCTATATGCTTGTAGGTGTTGACTACTCAATAACTTGCCCGTGCTTATGTCTATTTGACGAGCGCAAAGAATTTAAATTCTCAAACTGCTTTTTCTATTATCTGACAAACACTAAAAAGTTTGCAGATAAAATTTTGCCCAATATTAATGGTGAAAGTTTTCAGGAATATGTGGCCGATGTGGATCGCTTTGACAGCATATCCGATTGGGCATCAAATTTATGTATTGGGGCTTCTGATGTTGCCATAGAAGGGTATTCTTATGGCTCAAAAGGCAAAGTTTTTAACCTTGCCGAGAATATGGGAATATTCAAGCATAAGCTCTATAAGGCCGGGGTTCCCGTGACCATCATAGAGCCGTCCAAAGCAAAGAAACTCGCCACAGGCAAAGGTAACGCCGATAAAGTGGCAATGTACAAAGCCTTCTCCGAGGAGACAGGAACAAATTTAGTCTTTACCTTTAATCAAAAAAGTTTGACAAATCCTGTGACGGATATTGTGGACAGTTATTATATTTTAAAATCTTTGCTGGCTACCAAAAATTAACGGACGTAGCGGACAGCTGATCCCTTGCCAGCATTGTCCAGTTGTGCATGGAATCTTTTTGGAACTTGCCCGGATCCTTTGATTCTTGAAATAACCTCGTTCCACGCACTTCCACAAACTTTGGTTGGAGTCAGGGTTGCATCAAAAGCAATTGAGTTTCTTTGAGCACCCCAATTTTTGGCAACTTTCTTTTTACCACAGTTTGGGCATTTTTCCTTGGTGGGTTGGTCATTCTCGCTCATCTTGAGAAAAACTTCAAATTCATGTTTACAGGCACCGCATTCGAATGAATAGTTAGGCATTGTTTTTGTTCCTAAAAGTAATTAGCATGTGGTCAAACAGGAATCCATAAGAAGGTTCCTTTGGTTTGTTTTTCAACTGCATCTTTGCTTCCTTGGGAGTTCTATTTCCTTTGGTTGTATTGCAGTCTTTGCATGATGTGACCATATTGACCCAAGTGGAACCACCACCCTTTGATCTTGGAACCACATGATCAACAGTGGCTGTCTTTTCGCAGAGATCAATTCCACAGTATTGACAGACATAACTGTCTCTGCGAAAGATGTTCTTTCTGTTTGCAACTACCTTCTTGAAAGGAAGTTTTACATAATACTTGAGAATCAAAATTTTGGGAATCTTGACAATTTTGCTGACAGATACAACTTCATAAAAATCTGATGAAGTTTCGTCAATCCAAACCTTGTCTTTGGATATCAACTTGAATGCTTTTCCAACGGTAATAATATTAAGCGGTGTATTATCTTGGTTGAGCAAGAGAACCTGCTTCTTCATACCTTTTAAGTATTTATGAAAATCTAAATATTTTACAGCCATGGATAATAACAAAGATAGACAGTTTTACTGGGAAGTCAAGGATTTCATGACCAAAAAGCATGAGCCTGTTCAAAACAATAAACCGCAAAGTCTTAAAGATGCAGTAAAATCTATTGTTGAGCAAAATAAAATTTATCAACAATCTTCATTCAACATGGAATCTGGGGCTGTTGATGCTGCAAAGAAAGCCATCAATCATGTTCAATCAGTTGAAAATGGATTCACACCCTCTTCTGTCGGTTATACAAAAAACCAAGATCGTTCTTCTTTTCAAAAATTAGATGAGGCTGCTTTGGGTGGCCTTGGAAGAATGGTTCGCTCAGGTCTTAGAAATATTCGTCCACAGGCACCAGCAAAAAAGTTTGGTGACTATGTTGTTCCTGCTATTGGTGGAGCAGCAATTGGTGGTGGTGCTATGTACGGTGGATTCAAGTTGGGACAAACTTTGAGCACAGCAACTTCAGAGGCTGATGCAATGAGAAAGAAAGCCGAAGAGGTCGGTGGTGTTCCACAATTATCCCCAGAAGATCAAGAACTTGCTGACATGAGAAGAAAAGCACAGGATATTGGTGGTGTGCCACAAACAAGTGAAGAAGACAAAGAACTATTTGCAATGCGAAAGAAGGCCGAGGAAATCGGTGGAGTGCCCATGCCTTCTTCCACAACTCCCTCAACAACCCCCACGACACCCACAACTTCACCAAGTCCAGCAAAACCTTTGTCCGACAAAGACAAATATTTGGAAGCAAGAAAGGCTTACTGGAAAAGAAGAAACACCGAAAGACGCGGAGAAGCCGAAGAAAATCTTGCACGAACTCAATTTGGAAGACCCACCACAGCATATCAGGCTGGATCAATGGCCGCAAATCGTTTGCGCCAACAGAAAGCCGCAGAAGGTAGTGGTGATTGGAGCGATGAGAAGATCGAACGAATGGCACAAAAAGAAACTGAACTTCGTTTCCGCACACCAGAAGAGCGTGAAGCCAAGAAAAAAGAAAATGAATCCGTAGTTGCTTCTTTGGCCAAGGCAGCTGATGAAATTCGTGCAAGAGAAGCAAACGCACCAAAAACTTAAGGATCTAATATGGACCATCTAACAAATCTTTACAGAAACAGAGCCGAAACATTAGCCGCAAAAGTAAAATATTTGGAGGAGCAATTGTCTTTGCTCAACGAAGCCACTCCACCAGCAACAGCCTTTAGAACAGGTGATAAGTCTCAGGCTGCTTGGAGTGATCTTGAATTGGAAAACCGTGCAAGAAGCATCAAAAAGGGTGGTCTGTTTCAAAAAGTCAATGATGAACAACAATCACAGGAATGGAAAGACATTCAAGCAGAATTGGGTCGTAGAAAGCAACCCAAAGCAGAAACCAAAACAGATACTGGTGTAAGAACCGTTCCCGTTGGTCCCGGTGAAGGGTCTGGCATTCGCAAGGTTCCCGGAACAGAAGCACCCAGTGGTCGTGTTCCCAAGCAACCAATGGCCCAACCAAAGAGTGAAAAAATTGCTCTTCCTGAGCCAAAGGGTCCGCTTGATACTGGAAGACAAAGACCACAACCTGCTCCACAACCCGTAGTCGGTGGTCCGGGTGCTGGTGGTGTCTCACCAAAGAAAGCAGAAACCACAGCCGCTGGAACTGGAAAAGAAGAAACTTGGAGCATGGATCCAAAACTTGCTGTCGGTGCAATTGGTGCAGGATTGTATTTGGGAAATAAAGTTGCTGAAAGATTTGCAAGACAACGCGGTGGTCCAGCAGCACCAGCAGAACCAACAAAAGCCCCAAGACCAAAGGCTCCAGAAGCAACAAAGACACAAGCAGGCAAAACTCCTGCTCCCGAAACACCCAAGCCAAAAGTAGGGGAAAAGGTTCGTGTTCCAGATAGCATGAAAAAAGGAACTTATCTTTTTGATCTTCCCGCACAAGCAGAATGGACTATGAATCCCCCTGAATGGGAAATGAAGGGAAGAGAGAAGTTCAGCGTTCCACAAACTTCAGTCGGTCCCAAGAAACCATTCAGCAAGCCCGGTCTTGAGCGTGCTGCTGGAACCCCGATGACTGGAGAGATTCCAGAAAGACCACTTCCTGCTGAAACCACAATCGGTGGAAAACAAATAGCAAAAGGCAAAGGAACAGTCGCAGATCGTGCAGCCGTTGGAAGAGATCTTTTGAGAGCAAGAGCAGAAGCTGCAAAAGCCGTTGCCGATGCAAAGGCAAAAGCAGTTGCTCCAGCATTCCAACAAACTCCCGCTGAACCAACAGTCAAACAAGGAGATATGAGCACCAAGGAAGGTAAAGTTGTTAGCAAAGGTTCTCAAGTGTCTTCGAAGATTGGTCGTATCACCAAAGGTACTCTTCGTGGGGCTGGTTCACTTGGTGCAGCATTAGGTGGAGAAATGGCAGTAGAAAAGGGTCTTGAAGCCCTTGGAGTAGAAAATGAGACTGTCAAGGGAGTTGTTGCACCAACTGTTGGTTGGGCAGCAGGTGAAGGTGCCTTGGCAACTGGTCTAGGACTTGCCCGTGGTCTAGGATTTGGTGCAGCCGTGGCTGGCGGTGCTGCCGCAGCAGTTCCAGCAGCAATCTATGGAGCACTAGCATACCCGTCCTACAAAGCAGCCGAAGCCTCTAAAGCAGCAATGGAAAAAGAAGCACAAAGAATCCGAGAAACAGGATCAGCAACAAAAGCCAGATTTACTGGGCCTAAGTATTGATGTAATGGATTGTTCAAAAGTATGAAAAATAAACTCATACAACAAATTTTAGAAGAACGCTATAATCGATTAAATGATGGCGAGCAATTAGCCAACAATTATTCTTTTGGTTTATTTCTAGAATCTGTTACGGCTCTTGTTCGTGGGGGCTTACGTGTTGCTTTAGGTCAAGCAGCAAAACAAGGAGCCAAAACAGCCGTTGGTGAAGTTTTGTCGAAGCAAGCGTTAAAGCAAATCGAAACAACAGCAGCAAAATTTGCAGAAAATGGACTGAAAGGTAAAGATTTAATTGCTGCTGTGCAAAAAGAATTAAATTTAGTTGGCGATGATGCAATTAAGGCTGCTAGTGAAGCGGCCACCAGAGCAGAACAGACAATGGCTCAAGTTCAGGGTGGTGTTGTTGCTCCACCAGCACCCACTGCACCACCAAAGGCTCCACCAAAAGAACCTAAAACACCCACACCCGGCCCAAGACCAGAACCAAAGCCAGCCCCCGAGCCACCCGCACCCGGTCCCAGACCGGAGCCTGCCCCTGCACCACCAAAGCCAGCACCCGGTCCAAGACCTGAGCCTGCTCCGGTTCCACCTACTCCAAAACCGAAGCCTCGGCCCACAGAGACTCCAAGACCAACAGAGACTCCAAGACCAACAGAGACTCCAAGACCAACAGAGACTCCAAGACCAACAGAGACTCCAAGACCAACAGAGACTC